CGAACGGTTACAGCGTGTTGAAGTAGACGGCAAGCGTCGATATGCAGCCCCTGGTGGACCACCTGTAGCTAGTGTAACAACTATTCTTAGCGGTACTAAGGATATGACACACTTACATGAATGGCGCAGGCGCGTAGGAGAAAAGAAAGCACAAGAGATTGTAACTGAAGCTGCTGGCGTAGGTACACGTATGCACAAGTATCTTGAAGACTATGTTGACAATGGTGTGTGGACAGAGAGTCCAGGCAGCAATCCTTATTCTAAAAAAGCATATCGCATGGCAGAAGTTATCCGTGACGAAGCAATGTGTCACGTAGATGAGATATGGGGGAGCGAAGTACCGCTTTATGTTCCTGGCATTTTTGCAGGTACAACTGACCTAGTAGGACAGTACAAAGGCCAGCCCTGTATTATGGATTTTAAGCAAACTAACAAGCCTAAGAAGCCTGAGTGGGTAGAAGATTACTATCTGCAAATGACTGCCTACGCATTAGGACACAACGAAGTACACGGCACTGATATACGTGAAGGACACATCTTTATGTGCAGCCGCGGTGACGATGGTGTGATACTAGGTGGTGAGACATATCAGCAGTTTGACCTATGGCCAGATGAGTTTGATGATTGGGCACAAGAATGGTGGAAACGCTGTGAGCAATACTATGAGAAGAACGGCTAAATATTACTAACAGTATATCAGGAGTTAAATATGGCCGTAGTTTCCATTAGTCGAATACAAGTTCGCAGAGGACAAAAAAACGCAGGTAGCGGATTACCACAGCTAGCCAGCGGAGAGTTTGGTTGGGCAGTTGATTCGCAAGAACTTTACATAGGTAACGGAGCAGTTAGTGAAGGCTCGCCATTTGTAGGCAACACTAAAATGTTAAGCCAACATGATAACCTATTTGAGTTTGCTAACACTTATTCTTATAAGAAGAGCTTAAACATACAAACAGGAGCTTCAGCAAACTCTCCTATACTACGCACGTTACAAGCTAGACTAGATGATAGAGTAAGCATACGTTCTTTTGGAGCAAACGTAGACGGCACTGATCAAACAGTAGCACTACAACGTGCAGTCGATCAGCTATATTTAAATGCTAGTAATAAAGGAACAACTCAAGCAAGAGTTGAACTTATTTTAGAAGCTGGCGAATATACCATTACTGCTCCTATTAATCTGCCACCATTTGCAACAATACGCGGCGCAGGACCAGATAAAACTATTATTATATCAGCTGGCACCTTTGCATCATTTACAACAGTAAATGATACAAGCACTCCTGGTACATACTCTAGTGATGCAACAAGCACAACATTAAACCAAGCAAGAAATATTAGCATATCTGGATTAACTATTAGAAACACTACCACTGGTGCAGGAATACAATTAGTTAGTTGTAAAGATAGTAGGTTTGAAAACTTAATAATTCAAGGAGGCTATACCTTCGGCGACTCAATCTCCGGCACAAGTGACGGCATTCATATGTCTAGTTTAAGTACAGCAGTTAGTTCAAACAATAATACCTTTAACAATGTTACTATTAAGAATTTTGTTACAGCAGTTAAGTCAGACCATGATATAAAAGATAATTTATGGAGTAACTGTATAATTGATTATGTATGGCAAGGTTTTGCATTCGGAGCGAATACAGTACTAGGTACTAGCGGAATGCTTACAGGCCCAGTTCTTAATAAAATAGATAATTCAAAGTTTAATGATGTCTACACTATGGCTATTCAGATTGTTACTGGAATTCAGAATATTAGCAGTAATAATAAATTTTACCGAGTAGGTAATAACGGAGGCAGCTCATTATTAGTATCGCATCCTGTTATCAAATTTGATGGCTTAAAGAATTTAAGTAGAGGTGATTGGTTCGAACGAAGCACAGAACTAGGATATGATGAAACATACAAGAACGGTGTTGCTTATCTTCCCGAAGTAATGAGTCCTACAATTACAGAGTTTGATATTACTCACAAGATTGCTATTACACAGTCAGGTGAATATACTAAACTATTTAGACTACCAGCAGAAACTACTAAGGGTTACGAAATAGATTATATCTATAAAAGCTCACTAGCTGGAACTAGATCAGGAACAATGAAACTAGTAGTTGATCCAGCAGGCAATACATTTAACTTTGCTGATGATTACGAGTACACAGGTAATGAAGCAGTGTATGCAGAGAACTTAAAATTCAAAGCACAAAATTATGATGAAAATGGCGATACAGTGGTTGACACAATAGCCATTATGATGTTAAACTCAACTAGTAGCGATGCTGCTACCTTATATTATAAAGTAAAAACGAAATCATAAACAAAATGATAAACTGATGTTTGAAAAACAATATGAAGAACGTATGACTCTTTGGAGAGAGTTTCGTTCTAGTTTAGAAGGTTCTCCAGATCCAATTCAAGAAGCAATTGATTTCTATAGTCACGCGCCCCCTTGTAGATTAGCAACTGACCCGTTTGATCGTCAAACGTGGCCAAACCCGTGGGAACTTTTAGAGGAAAATAATTATTGTGCCTTTGTTAAGATTCTTGCAATTTGTTACACCTTGCAGTTAACAGAAGTTTTAAAACATGAAAAATATGAGATACATATAACACGAGACTACAAAAACTGTGAAACATATTACTTACTTTATGTTGGCAATATTGTAGTTGGATTCACTGGAGATACATATGTTCAAAGAGATGAATTACCTACTACTTTACGCTCTGAATGTGTCTATGCTCTATCTTAGTAATAATAAATACCTTACATAATAAAGAGGAAAACGAATGTCAAATGGAACAATGATCGTCAAGCGTGACGGTACAAAAGAACATCTTAATATTGATAAAATACATAAAGTAGTTGAACACGCTTGTTTAGATCTTGCAGGGGTTAGTAGTAGTCAAATTGAAATGAATGCTAATATCCAGTTTTATGACGGAATGAGTACAGGCGAAATACAAGAAGTTCTAGTACGTAGTGCTAACGATCTAATCTCGTTAGAATCCCCAAATTATCAGTATGCAGCAGCTAGATTGTTAAGTTATAGTGTAAACAAACAAGTATTTGGAGAGTATAATGCAATTACTTTCCAAGAGAATATTAAACGTAACATTGACCGCAATGTATACGATGCTGCTATCTTAGAGTATTATACAGAAGAAGAACTTACTACGCTTGATAGTTACATTAAACATAAGCGAGATGAGAACTTTACCTATGCAGGGTTGCGTCAAGTAGTTGACAAATACTTGTGTCAGGATCGTTCAACAGGACAGATATTTGAGAGTCCTCAGTTCATGTACATGATGATAGCAGCAACGCTATTCAATAGTTACCCCGCAGAAACACGTATGTATTACGTAAGGAGATATTATGATGCGACCTCACTTTTTAAAGTCAATATCCCAACACCAGTTATGGCAGGGGTCCGAACTCCTGTTAGGCAGTTTGCGAGTTGTGTTCTTGTTGATGCTGCTGATACTCTTGATAGTATCTTTGCCAGTGATATGGCTATTGGTCGCTATACGGCCCAGCGAGCAGGAATTGGTATCAATGCGGGAAGAATCAGAGGAGTTAATTCAAAAATTAGGGGCGGTGAAGTAGCACACACAGGCATTGTTCCGTTTATGAAGAAGTTCGAAGCAACAGTACGTTGTTGTACACAAAATGGTGTGCGCGGCGGAAGTGCAACTACACATTTTCCTTTTTGGCATCAAGAAATACAAGACATTTTAGTACTAAAGAATAACAAAGGTACTGAAGACAATCGTGTACGTAAGCTAGACTACAGCATACAGTTAAACAAAACTATGTATGAACGATTGTTATCTGGCGGCGATATAACTTTGTTCTCGCCACATGATGTGCCAGGATTATACGAAGCATACTTTGGCGATTCAGATGAGTTTCGACTATTATACGAAAAGTACGAACGTGCTACAAGCATAAAGAAAAGTACTGTACCAGCAATGGAGTTGTTTTCTGCGTTGATTAAAGAACGAGCAGAGACAGGACGCATTTATATTATGAATGTTGATCACGCAAACACTCATAGCTCGTTTAAAGACAAAGTGTACATGAGTAACTTATGCCAAGAGATTACATTACCAACTAAGCCACTTAATCATATTGATGACGAAGAAGGTGAGATTGCACTATGTATTTTGTCTGCTATCAATGTAGGCACATTACGTTCGCTAGACGACTTAGAAGACTTATGTGAATTAGCAGTAAGGGCATTAGAAGAGATTATTGATTACCAAAACTATCCAATAGCAGCAGCAGAGAAGTCAACTAAAGCTAGGCGCAGCTTGGGTGTAGGATATATTGGGTTAGCACATTATCTAGCTAGAAATCATGTTAAGTTTGAAGATCAAGCAGCATGGCAGTTAGTACATGACTTATCAGAAGCATTCCAGTTCTTCTTACTTAAAGCAAGTAACAAACTTGCAAAAGAGCGTGGTGCTTGTGATTACTTTAACCGCACTAAATACAGTGATGGCATACTTCCTATAGACACTTATAAGAAAGATGTTGATACTATTGTGGAGCACAAGTTAAATTATGATTGGGATACTCTTCGCGCAGACATACTCGAGCACGGATTACGGCACAGCACATTGTCCGCACAGATGCCTTCAGAAAGCAGTTCCGTTGTGTCGAACGCAACAAATGGAATCGAGCCACCTAGAGGATACTTGTCCGTTAAAAAGTCAAAGAAAGGGCCTCTTAAACAGATTGTTCCGCAGTATCAAACGCTAAAGAACCATTACACATTGTTATGGGACATGCCTAACAACACTGGATACATTAATGTAGTTGCAGTAATGCAAAAGTTCTTTGATCAAGGTATCAGTGGCAACTGGAGTTACAATCCTACACAGTTTCCAGACAATGAAGTACCAATGAGTGTAATGATGCAGGACTTATTAACAACATATAAGATGGGTTGGAAGACAAGTTACTATCAGAACACATATGATTACAAAGTAGATCCTAACGAACTACCGGACGACTTACCATTAGCAGCACTTGCACCAAGCGCAATGGATATGTTGGACGAAGAAGATTGCGAAGCTTGTAACATTTAAGGAAGAAAATATAAAAATAAGTGGTTGACTTTTAGAGTCAACTGCGCTATACTAAACAAGTAACAGACACACAGGGAAAGACCTATAATGGCCAAATCAGTATTCAATAAAGAAAAAGTAGACTTCACAAAACAGGATATGTTTTTTGGAGAAGATCAGAACACACAACGATATGACGTATTTAAATTTCCTGTGTTTGACAAGCTTAACCAAACTATGCTTGGTTACTTCTGGCGTCCAGAAGAAGTAAGTCTGCAGAAGGACCGCGCTGACTTTGCTAACTTCCGCCCAGAGCAGAAGCACATCTTTACAAGTAATTTAAAATACCAAACACTACTTGACAGTGTCCAAGGACGTGGTCCATGCCTAGCATTTTTGCCGCATGTATCATTGCCTGAACTAGAAGGATGTATTGTCACTTGGGACTTCTTTGAAACAATTCACTCACGTAGCTACACGCATATTATGAAGAACGTGTATGCTGACCCTTCAGAAGTGTTTGATACTATTTTAGATGACGAGAAGATCATTGCACGAGCACAGAGTGTTACTAAGCACTACGATGCCTTTACAGCAGCCGCAGACGCTTACAATCACAGAGGCGAAGGTAGCTTACATGATGTTAAGAAGAAACTATTCCTTGCAATGATGACAGTTAATATCCTTGAAGGCTTGCGTTTTTATGTAAGTTTTGCTTGCACGTTTGGCTTTGGAGAACTAAAGCTTATGGAAGGCTCAGCAAAGATTATCAGTCTTATTGCTCGCGATGAAGCACAGCATCTAGCACTTAGTACACACGTATTAAAGTTGTGGGCACAAGGTAAAGACGATCCGGAGATGGCAGAAGTTGCTAAAGAGTGCGAAGCTGAAGTTTACGATCTATGGCGCGAGTGTGTAGCAGAAGAAAAAGATTGGGCTGAGTACTTGTTTAAAGATGGATCAATGATTGGTTTGAATACACAGTTGTTGAATCAGTACGTAGAGTACATTGCTAATCGCAGACTAAAAGCATTAAACTACACTGCAATCTTTGACCAGCCAGTTAACACAAATCCGCTACCGTGGACACAGCATTGGTTGTCAAGTTCAGGTTTGCAGGTTGCACCGCAGGAAACAGAAAACGAATCGTACATTGTCGGCGGCATCAAACAAGATGTAACTACAGACTCCATCAAAGGATTTAGTTTATGATAGAAATCTACGGCAAGCCTCAGTGTCCATTTTGCGATAGGGCAAAGGCTTTGTGCGAAGCGAGGAAGTTGCCATTCAAGTACTTCCAACTTGGCACAGACTTTACCCGTGACGAGGTACTTGAAAAGTTTCCAGGAGCACGTACCTTCCCACAAATTACAGTACACGGAACAAAGATTGGTGGCTACGATAAACTAGGCACATACTTAGAAGAAACTAACTATAACGGAACAGGATACTCACTATAATGTTGATTGAATCATCATACAAAGACGGAGACGTAGTGTCTCTAAAATTAAGTTCAGGCGAAGAAATTGTTGCCCGGCTAGATAGCGAAACTCCAAAAGAGTACACACTAAAAAAGCCTATGGTATTAATCATGCAAAAAGAAGGCTTAGGTCTAGCACCATACATGTATAGTGTTAAGCCTACTTCAAAATTTAATATCCTAGTGAACAGTGTGAGCTGTATTGCTAAAACAGAAACTGATATTGCAGACCAATACACAGCGACTACTAGTGGTATCCAATTACAGCCTTAATACTAGGATAAATATAGTAGTATAATACGAGGAACGTAAATGTCATTAGCAGGCGCAAATAAATATCTAGAATCTGCCAGCGCAGGTAAAACCACAGTTAACCATACGGATAGTGATACTGACACTGACCCGGGTTCCGTTCCAGCACCTGCCGACCATGTACACGTTGATTTTGATATTGCACACAAAGCATGTCTTGCTGAGATTGCAACACTATTTGAAAACATACAAGTAGACTTGCGGATTATTACAGACAGAGGCGATGACAGAGCTAAAGGCATGTATCAACGCGAAGCTGACACAGTTGCAAACAATCCAGCTAACATAGCAGCCGCAGCCAAAGCATATGTTGATTTAGAGCAGTCTGCAATACTTGGCATGGTTAATGCAGAAGTAGGCAATCCAACTAACTTAGGTAACACTACTCCGGCTAACTACAACGCAATTCGAAATAATACAACACTACCAGGTGGCTTTAGTGGCGGCGGTCCAGCTAACAGACAATCAGCAGGCTACGGTGGTAATGCTGGCGCATTTGTAGGTGAGGATGGTAATACTTACGAAGAACTTAACTTACCATTATCACAAATAGTAACAGCAGCAGGTTCTGCTGCTGGAGTTGTATCTTACGCAATAGCAGGTAAGCAACGTAACTTAACACTCCAATCTGAACTATACAATATACTAGAGTCAGCAGCAGCTACAGCCAAAGTTGATGTGTTAATCACATCAGGTGGACAAGTACCTGTATCCGAAGGTGGCATTAAAGGTGTCAATAGGATAGGCTCTAATAGACACGACAAAGGCTACGCAGCAGATGTACAAGTATTCACTGGACAAGGTCTTGATAAGAAACAACTAAAGGTTACTAATACAGCAGACCTTCCTATCATGCTTAAATTTTGTCAAGCAGCAGAAGCAGCAGGAGCAACATCAATTGGTATAGGTAACGGCTATATGAAAAACACAGGAATACATATAGACATTGCTTGGAAAGGTCAACAAGCAGGTGTTATTAGTGGAATTAGTCCGTGGAGATACTGGAGCGGTACAAAAGCAAGTCGCTTCACAGCTACAACATATATCAAAGATTTAATGACAACGGAGGCTAACGTATAATGCCAGAATCTACCGACACAGATTATTTACATTTAGACATGACTCCGGAATACAACCGGATTATTACAGCACTAACAGGTATACGAGACGATATTAGATTGCTGCAAAAATTACAATCAGATCCTGAGTCAGGCATAGCTACTAACCATGTACTAAACGACTTCCAAAGAGCATTACTTGCAGTAACTATGAGTTCGGCAGTAGGTAACACAGCTTCAGCAGTTGCAAATACAGTCATAAGTGGTAATGCTACTAACGGCGGTGGCACAGCAGCAGCAAGCGGCGAGAGCAATGCAGACCTAACAGCAGAAAGAACAACAATACTTGCTGCATTAGGCGCTACAGAAGATCCAGCAGACTTAAAAGTATTAATACGAGTAAGTGGACAATACTATTGGGAAGCAGCAGGAACACCTGGTCCAGATGATGGCTTGCGTGGACCAGCAAAAACAGTAGTACCATTTGCACTAGGCGAACAACTAGGCTTTGATAATGAATCAACTGGACTTATTGTTGCAGGTGCACCTCCAGGACCGCCAGATGGTATTCCAAATGCATCATCACCAAGAAAGCGTTGGCCGTTTGCAAGACCAGTAGGGCAAACTGCTTCACAAAATGCAAACCCATCTGCAAACTTAATTGATCCAGCTACTGGTAAAGTAATTGCGCAAACAGCAGCAAGTATTAAAACAGCAAATGCCGCAGCAGCAACGTCGGCACCAGCTACTGACTACGGAGCACAATAATGCCAGCAGTAACACATAGTAACAGTCCATTTGCGTCTAATGTATTTGTAAATGGAGGACCAACTCTAGGCGGAGCAATAGCATCTGCTTTAGGTATAGAAGATACAGTTGGAATATCGGATGCACAGGCAGATGCAATACTTGCAGGCCAAGCAGACTTATTAGCTATCGGTGAAGACCCAGAGACATACGAAGCACTTGAACAGTTCGGCGGTGGCACAGAAGATGGAACTAGTCCGATAACAGGAGAAACTGGAGCTATGGCAGCACCTGGCTCAGACGCAGCAATAGGAGCAGACGCCTTAGAAGATCAAGAGATTGAAAGTCCTACATCAGAATGGGTTATAGCCTTACCTGGCGTTAATACTAGAGTACGTCCTGAAGCTTGGGATATGATAGTTGCATTTGCAAAAAGCGTAGGTCGTCCAGTCACACTAAACAGCGCATACCGCTCACCTGAATACAATCGAAAGGTTGGCGGCGCAAAGAAAAGTATGCATACACAGCGCAAAGCTATGGATGTACAATGGGGGACAACTAGTGTTCAAGGACGAATGGATATGATTCAAAAGGCAGTCGATGCAGGATTTACTGGTATTGGATGCTATAACAATTTTATGCATGTTGACATTGGGACTAAGCGTCATTGGGGGCCAAACGGCAGCTATACCGGGCAATTTGCACAATATAAGCCTGTTTTAAAAGCTAACGGCTTTGCTAACGCCTAATTAATGGTTGACATTCTTATCTTTCTATGTTAT